TATTACATTATCAATATTACATATTTCAGTACCATCATCAGTTGATACTTTTATTTTATCCAAAGCTATTTCCATATCTTCAGCATTTTCTAACATTCTAGTAGTACTAAGAACTATATCTACAGATTTACTTTCTGCAAATATATTAAATTCTAAGAACTTATCTTCTAAAAAACGGTTATCTACAGTAATCATTATTACTCACCGTCCTTAGTGAAGTTTACATATATTCTTAAACTTGGTAAACTATCAGTATCTGATTTACCATACGTCATTTGTCTAGCTTCAGCTATATATGTTTCTACACTATAAGCTCCTTCTGAAGTAGTGATAATATTAATATCATCTATAAGTATTTCAGTTATATCAGACTTAATATCGTTTATTATATCATTATAATAAAGTAATTTTTGCATAGGAGCACTTATTTCAATATTAAGTTCTCTTCTTTTATTTTCATGTTTAAGAATAAATCTAGTATCTACAGTAGTAGATAATTCTAAAACACGACTAGTTGAAATAATCTTAACGTTCATTATTCCTCCCGTTTAATCATGTAACATTTTAAATGCTACATATTCTTTAATTTTATTAATTTCACTTTTCATTATCCCAGAATTATCATCATTTCTACTTTCAAGATTATTAGATAATTCTTCCATATTATTTGTAATTTCTTCTAATTCTTCTTTAGTTAATGGATTAAATAAATCCATATCAAATCTAGAAGATAATACTTGATATTTCCACCAATTTACTTCACAAAAGTGAATATTCTGTTTTAATATATCTCCAGATTTAATATAGTTTGCCATTTTACAACTAGTACAAATAGTGTTGGCTTTACATTCTTTACAATTATATAATCCTTTAAAATCATCTTGATTAAAAAGTTCCATATAATCATCATTTAATTCTTTATCAACTATATTTCCCATGATTATATCATCATTCCCAACTGTATAATGGCACGGTAATATTTTTCCATCAGTATTAACAGTAATATAATCCTTACACATAGTGCAATCACAACATAAATTCTTTTCATTTGAATCATATCCAAATAAATTGAAAATACTTTTGAACATAAAGCCATCTATTTGCTTATTATTATAAAAATCTATAATCTTATTATACATATTAAATACATTCTGCTTTTTATATGCAGTATTACCAGATTGGTCAAAACCTATTTTACTATTACAAATAAAGTTATTCATTTGTAACTGGTATAGATATAAAACTAAATCTGGTATATGTTCTATATTAAATGGAGTAATAACTGTTCTAGTAGACATTCTAGATGGCTCTAATATAGTACTTAATTTTAATAAATTTCTAAAAACAGTGTTATAACTATTATTTCCATTATAGTCGACACGATTACCATTATACTCACATAGACCATCTATGCTAATTTGAACATATACTCTATCTTTTATAGACATATACCAATCCATTATTTCATCATCTAATTCAAATAAGTTTGTACAAATATGTATATTTCCATTATAGTTTTCAGTTATTCTTTTTAATTTATTTAGTGTAAACTTACTAACAGGTTCTCCACCAAATAAAGTAACATCTTTAATTCCATATTCTTTAGTCAATTCTATGATATTATCTACAGTCGTATCATCTATAATAGTATTTCTCTTGTCCTGGAAGCAATATTTACATTTAAGATTGCAACTTTCTGTAACTATTATTTCGATACTTGTAATATTTTGTACCCTCATTTAACTTTAATACGTACCTTTCCAATTCCACCGACACTTTTAGTTTCTACTGCAATACCAATAACTTCATCATTTATATCTGCAGCTACTGCGATTCCAGGAATTTCACTAAGTGTTACGGCTTCACCTGCTTTTATAGTTCCATTGATAAATACATTAACTCTTCCTGCTAAACTTACTGGAACGAATCCTTTTCTTGGTTCTCCTCCAAGTAAAAATCCATACTCATCAGAAACAACTCCAACTAATGGACCTTTACCTTTTACTGCTATAGTATACTTTTCTTCTTCACTTTCCGTGTTCAGCATTACTATATAGCCAACTGGTATTTCCATATCCGTTGCAAATAACTCAGCTAAGTCGTTTGCATTCCATTTTGCACCAATAACACGAGGTGCGCTCATAACTCCAGCAACAGATATATTACCAGCAACACTAACATTCCCAGTTATATGTCCACCAGTTTTATCATATTTACCATTCAGAGCTGTACGTATCGCTTGAATATCACTTTCTACGCTCATAACTCCTCCTTAACTCTTTACTAAAACTCTTACAAGTCCATTTTTAGCATCAGTAACTGCATAACCTACAAAATGTTTATTTGGTCGTGTAGATGCATACCCAGGTAATACATTACTAAGATATAATTTATCACCCTTTTTAACACCCATTTCACATTTCACATAAACTCTTCCTTTAAGAGCTACTAAACTTTCTTTATCATGTTTAGGTTGTCCTATTATCATACCAGTATCTTCTTCAGCTACTGCTATACCTATTGTATATATAGCATCATCTGCAAAGCATGGAGCATATATTTCGTTATTTTCATCATATAAACTTAGTATAAGCTTATCACATTTATACTCTGTACTTACATATTCTGACATATCATTAAAGTTAGAAAAAGATGCACCAGATGCACGTATTTCTCCACCAGCAGATAAATTGCCACCTACCGACATACTTCCACTGATAGGTCCACCATACTTATCATATTTTTTAGTTAGAAGTTGCACTAATATTTTAAGAGTTTGAGCCACATTATCTGCAGCATTTGTCTTTCTAGTAAGTATAATAGCTTTAATAGCCCATACTACTCCAATATTTGGTGCCCATGGGCTCTGACTAGTAACGTTACCATTTTGTATTGATAATGGTCCTCTACCAGGTTCATGGTCCCAACCACGTCCTAAGTCTAGCATACGTTGAAATGTTCCTCTCATATCTGGTACTCTACTAGATCCTAATACTCTATATAAGTCAGGATATACATTAATATTAAATGCACTGCCATCACATATTAAGTAATCTAGTGGTATATAGTCATAGTTAGGGAATGTACATATAACTCCAACTGGTGTAGTATCTGCGGTTCTTCCTTGTAATAAATCATTTACTTGATTAGCTAAGCTATCAAATGCAGCTTTAAGTTTTAGTAAAGAAACCGTTTCTTGTGTACCATTATTTTTATGTAATGTAGCTTCAACGTCATTATCACTATTAATAGTATCAGACGTAAATATTCTACCTTTAACATATAAATTACGTAATATTTCAACTTCTCTACTATTATCAGCAAGTTTAAGTCTATCATTATCAGTACTTACATATAACATATTGACAGGTTTATTCTTACTGTCAAATGTAGTGATATAAGATTGCCATGGGTAGCTTAATGCCATTTGAGCATAAGATTCTATAGGATTATTAAAATAGCTTTTATTACCTATTTTACTAAGATCCAAGTTACCTTCATGGAATATACCATCTAATGCATCTACGCCTACATACATATGCTTAGTTAGATAACCAGCAGGTGGGTCTGTACTCCAAGTTTTAGTATTATTATCATATTTTAAATAAGGAGGTAAATTATCACCTTCATGTCTATATTCAACCCAGTTATTATCACCGAATTCATTATCTAAAGCCTGTTTAGTAAAAGGAATTACAGATACTTTACGTACAACGACTTCCCCAGTCATTGCATGTTCTTTATTTAGATAATAATATTTAATCATAATTTCCTCACTTTATTCTACGCCAAGAAGTTGGTCTTACAAATGGATATTTCCAACTTCCATCAGCATTTCTTTTTTGTTTTCCTTTAGTTATAAAGTATACACTATTAATAACTGGTTCCCATGCAGTATTAGGATAAGTAACTGCAGGATGTTCATCATTATTCATAAGTATTATACTACCTAAAGGTGGTGGACTAATTCCTATTTTAGCCATATTATCACCTATCCAATTGCTTGGTACATCTTACTAAGAATAGTTTGATCTCTTTCAAGCATTTTAAGCATATATCCATTAAACATACGCCCTCTTCTAAGTTTTGCTACCATAACTGCTACTAGATATGGCATATTATCTAAAATATATACACCACTATCTCCTAGACCTGTTATAGCTGCAATTATTAAATCTTTAATATTAAGATTAGTTTTTGCAATTGGTGGGAATTCTGCAACTATAGTATTACATAAATCTTCTAATGATAGTTCTCTACCACTAAAAAAGTCTCCATGTTTTATTTCTAATGCACGGTATTTGTCTATCCCATATCTAGTACTTTCGGCAAGATCTTCAGGCTTTACTTTACCATTGAAGAAGAAGTATTTAACTATAAATCTAAACTTTTCTCCATCTATTGGGTTAGCAAATCCTCTACTAATAAGCTGACTAAATATATCTGTATAAAGTTCGCACATAGAACTTACAACAGTTGGACTATTAAATATCTTTTCAGTTTTTAAAGCAACATATGCACTTAATAAAAGATTATATAATACCTCAAAACCACCAATTATTTCCATTTTATTATTTAAATTTCCTTCAGTATCTACTCCGTTACTAACTTTAATGTATCTAACAAGATTTACAAATACTTTATTAATAGTATTAGTATCCTTATCTACACCAAATGCAAATCCAATAGAACTAGAGACATTGTCTGCTCTACACATTACAATATCTCCACGTTCTACTGCTTGGTATACACTACGAAGAAGTGGTAAGTTTCTAGTTTTCATAAGTTCAAACTCCAATTTAAGATCATCCATCTTAATTACATTATTTACGAAACTTAAATCTAACTTCTTCGGAATGTTTGCGTTTATTGTATTAATAACGTCAGATGCTGAAAGAATAAGCCTCTTAGGCGATATTCTCATTCAAAACACCTCTTTTTATCTTTGTTTATATGGATTTGATTGAATTAATACATTTCCTTATACCATTATTTGGATGGTCTAATGACCAGGTGGAGGAAGATGTGTAACTACTGGTTTGATATATAGCTTATTATCAAATGTTTTAGCACTTAATTCTTCTTTTGTACCAGTTAGTGTATCAGTTTTTCCTTCTATTCGTATTATCCAACGTTTTCCTTCCCAAGTAGTAACTCCTTCTGCAGTTATCACTGTATTAGGGAATTTTATTTTACTTATTGAAATAGCTTTATCTCCAATTTTTTCAACTTGAAGTTTTTGATGTTTTTCAAGTTCAAGTGGATATGTATAGTCTATTCCGCCTTCTTCAAATACTACATCTATATCTTTCTTTTTTAAATTTGGATACACTCCAAGTTCGTTATCTATTTTATAATTTTTAAATTCATCAGTAGTCATAGTTTTAAAGAAGTTATTATTATACCAGTTTGTAGAATTATCATTCTTATATATATCCCACTTATCAGTGAATCTATATAATCTATCCATATATTTAGTACTTTCTTCTAATCCCAAATCTACTCTAGGAAGGTTTTCCGTAAATTTGAAATCTGGGTAATTAACTAAATATTCAAGTTCATTGCTAACTCTATCATAGTATACTCCATCCATTTTAAAGAATGTAACTTTATATTCACCTATTTCGGTCATAAGCATTAATGTAATATCTTCATTAAATGTCTTTTCTTCAGCTTTAAGTCTTGCGGCTGTAGTTATTTTTCCATTATATCCAAATGTTACACCGTCCCATACATATGGAGTAGCATTTATATCGCCAGCTCCTGGGAATTCTACTTTAGTAAATGGAATTCCTTTACCACCTATTTCTTCAGTAAATTCTTGTTCTTCTTTGCCTTGGAAAATAGTAAACTCTCCACCATGTTTTATCATAAATGTTACCTTATATGTAGCACGTTTACGTTCTACTACTGGAGCTATTATTATATTAGATTTAAAATTAGGCATTGCTAAAATTTCATCTTTAATCTTAATAACTTCTTCAGTATCACTTATAACTTTATACTTTTGCTCGGTCCATTCATATTTCTCTTTAGGTATTACATTAGTTGGGAATTGTATTCTTGAAAATGATACCCCTTCTCCGATAGCAGCTTCAGAGAATACTTGCTCTGTACTTCCTAACCCAACATAAGAGAAGTTGCTATCTATATTAAATGTTACAGTATAATCTTTAGGTGAAGGGGTAACTATTTTCCCGCTGTTATTACAGTAATAGTTATATCTCCACTTATAGATAATGCTTTAATCTCTGCTTCAGTTTTATTACCAGTTACAGATCCAGTAAGTTTCCACTTACCATCATCATTAATCTTCTTAGTAGCATTATGTTCTGTTTTAATAGTAGCAACTGGGAATTCAAGTGTTGCAAGACTTACAGGATCTGTAGGTCCTTTAACTATAACTACTTTTTGAGCTGCTCCATCTACTGCTGAGAATCCATCTGCTTTAAATGTTACAGTATGAGATACTTCAGTAGGTGTTGATGGTGGTGGAACTACTGCTCCATCTGTTATAGTTTTCTTATCAGCTATATATTTAGCTAATATTTGTTCAATGTAAGTTTTAATATCAGGATGTTTTGTTATATCTGCAATAGGAGTACTTCCAGCCGCAGTTTTAAGTTCCTTATATTTAACTAATACTTTTTGTGCTAATATAGTTAAGTCACTAAGTCTCATAACTCCATGATATTTTGCACTCTTTCTTACAAGTCTAAGAGCTACAAATAACTTTACAGTTTTCTTAGGAGTTCTATTTCTATCTACATAATCTTTACTATGGTCGTTATGAACAGTAGTAAATTCTGTAACAACTTCTACTTTAGATTTAGAAGTATCAGGAATCCAAGCGTCTTCTTTAGCAGCATCAAATGCACTAAATCTATCACGTTGAAGTTCTTCATTAGATTTGTACTCCTTCTTTTTATTTTCATTTTCTTTTAAAGGATATTCTTCGTGAGTTACTTTTGTAACTTCAACTGATCCTTTTCCAGTACTATCAGGTACTATAGTTTTTTCAATTTTTGCCATATCATTCTCCTCCTTTAAGGGTTAATTTTGTTATAAATAGGCATTTTTATAACAGGATGGTTGTTTTTAATCGAACGGTAAATAAAATAAAATCCCCAATAGAATTACATCTATTGGGGATAATAATTTATCAAGAATCTGCGAAGGAATCGTTAAATAACTATTTAACGATTACATATACTAATA